CCTGTGGGGTCTTTATCCTTCTTGGTCATTGATACACCCTTAGACATAAAAAATGTAAGCTACTTAAAATATAACACTATTACGCAATCTTTAAACTATTTCTTTTTCTTCTATGTTGATAGGTGATATTCTTTGAACTTGTTTTTTCTCTTTTAAATCTAGCTTTTTCTTTGCTACTCATTTCACTTGTAGTTTTTGGAGTCTTGCTACTAACTCTTTTTGATGGTCTGCAAGCAGGGTAAGGTCTGCCCTTTTCATTTTTACCTCTGCCACATTTCTTGCCTGTTTTGACATCAACCCATTTTTCTTTAAACCATCTATCAAGACTCATTTGCCTACATCTTTTTGTGCTTTGTTGTGTGCTGCTTTAAATGAAGAACCTTCACGCATTAGCTTCTTCATCATATCCATGTGTTTTTTAGAATGATGCTCTGAATGTTTTTTCAGAGTTCTCATTTGACTAAGGGTAAGCTTCTTCATGTGTAGCCACCGCCAGCAGCTTTGTATTCTCTAACAAGTTGTCCACTTGCATAAGCACTAGGCCATTTCTTCACCCTAGCTTTTACTTTCGCTTTTATTCTTGCGTAAAGTTTTGGATTTGTAGGTTTAGCCATTAGCCAAATACGTTACTATTTTCCAAACGAGAGTATACACTCTCTGTATATGTTACATCTTTACCATAACGAGGATCAGACATAGCAGCTTTTACTTCTGCTGTAGATCTATATGGTGTAGGTCCACTAGCAGCAGCACGACCTGAGTAAAGATTTGGTTCAACTCCCATAGCGTTGTTGTATTGTGAATAGATACCTTGAACAGCCAACTTAATAGCAGGTCCATCTCCTGTATCAGTAAGCTTGTTAAAGGCTTGGACTTCTTCAGCAGGTAGATTTTCTATAGCCCAAGAAACCATTTGACCATAGCTTTCATCTCCACCAACTGAGTCTTTGATACCTTGTGCATCTACTTCACCTGCTAAACCAGCATTGCGTAGACCATCTAAATAAGTATCAACAATTTGTTTTGAAAAACCAGCATCACTAAGCTTGCTGTAATCATCTTCAGAAATTTCATCATTCTCTGCAAAGCGATTTGATATGTCTACTGGATCAATACCAACTTCTTCTAGTACCGAAGCAAGGCCATCTCCATAATATTCTTCTGCATTAAATTCAGAATCGTTAGTTTCTGTTTCTTGCTCTTCTGTTTCCTCTGCATTACCTTCTGGTTCTTCTCTGGTTTGATCTATAGCACCAAGCTTACCTTCTAATTCTTTGTAGCTGTTTACCATATCGGCAGCAGTTTTAAACTTACCTGCGATAAGACCATTTTCATCTCTTAGACTTTCAATATCTTGTGAAGACATTGGTGGTGTCTCTGAAACATTTACTTGTGATGAAGTCATAATTTTTTTGGTTAGTTATAAGTCATTGTACGACCATTTTTAGTTTCGACCACTCTTGGTTCGTTTGGTTCTGGTGTATCGTTAACACCTAGTTCGCTAACGATAGCTTTTGCAGAGACAAACTTTCCATCTTCATCTCTTTTTCTAGTTGTTTTTTTGTTAGGCATCTTGAGGTTCCTCCGTTGGTAGTTGTTGTGAAGCATCAGCTAATTTTTTAGGATCAACTAATGGTGAGCCTAAAGCAGCAGGTCCAAGACTTTGAATAAGTTGCTGCTGTTGTGCAGCTTCTTGTTCTGCTTGGATTTGCTCTTGTGTTTTTACTAGGTTAGCAGTATCTATACCGATACTGGTAGCAAGACGTTTGACCGCTTCATCTACATTTACGTACTGTCTCATTACATCTGGTCCTAATGCTTGAGCTACAGTTCCGATAAACTCAATTAGTTTGTTTCTATCATTACCTCTACCAAGTCCCTGAAGTCCTGTCACTATCTTAGGTTTGACCAGTTCATCAGGTAGCTTGGGAACTTTGCCTTGTCTTACCAGTAGGTGCATACGTCTTCTTAGATATGGTAGTTGAAACTCCTGAGTCAAAATACTATAGATACCACCGAGACTGTTCTCTAATTCTTGTGCCATAAGATTTATCTCTGCTGCTGTTACTCTTTCTGCGTCACGTTGAACTGATCTTGCCATCAAGAAAGCAAACTCAAGTCTTGCTTCTATTCTTTGTATAGCACTAAAAGCAACAGAAAAGTCTGCACTCTTACCAACCTGCATTACAGAAATATCTGCTGCGGTTCCTTCTCTTACGGCTCCATTCGGAGCTTTGCTTATGGTGGCTGCACGGGTGACCCCATTAGGATTTACCAAAAATAAAGTTTTCGCACTAGCAGCAGCACCTTCGATTATTGCTTGCATTAAAGACTCAAGACTAATTAAGTCTCCTCTGTATTCTTCAACATAACCTCTACCATAATCTTCACCATCAACCCTAATAAATCTAAGAGGTAGCCAAGGTGTTACATCTACTCTTGATCTACCATCTGTGTTTGGTATCTTTTCTCCTTTACATTCTTGAAACCAGAAGACATCATCATTAATTCTTTTTATATGTGTATATATATCAAGGTCATCTGTCATTGTCTTAGCATCATAGTTCTCTTTCT